GAGGCCCTTTAGGCCTCCCCGGTACTTAGTGCCGATGTAGAAGTGGGCCAAAAGCCCTCACTACACCCTCTCATATCTTCGACAGTGTATCCGAAGATATGCCAATCCAATTCATACGAGGACAATCATGGGACAGTATAGAACTAGACGTCGTCCGTATAAGGAAACTCCTTATACGGCGACTTCGTGGGCAGGCCCGGGTTATCAAGCCCAGACCTACTTCGATAAGTCTGTTCTTACTGGGACCGAGGTAACTCGGTCGTTCGAAGGAGGGGCGTGGCCTTTACAAAAGGCTATACGGGAACGTGAGGCGCAATTGCCAAACGCTCCTGTTGTTCGCCCCCTGGTTGATCTTGGAAACGAATTCACCAGTACAAAATCCGAATTTAAGGTCTCTCATATGAGGGCCCTTATAACCGGTTCTGATGGTCGTTTCTATAACGGACCGCTAATTCCGCGGTACGCTGTGGCTCAAGCATATCCTACGATTCCGAACTACGATTCAGAACTGATCGTACAAGGAACTAAGGCAATTCGCTTGACACTTCCCACACAACCAGAAGCCTCTCTTGCTACATTTCTTGGCGAGATTATCAGTGATGGCTTGCCAACACTGATTCTTGGTAACTATTTCCGTGATCACACAAAGAGCCTTCTCAGAAACTCTGGGAAGGAATATCTCAACGTGCAATTCGGATGGTTGCCTCTCATCAATGATTTGAAGAAGATGGCCATTGCCGTCAAGAACTTTAATAAGATCTTGACTAATTATCGCAATGGCGCCGCCACGGTAACGCGGCGGCGGCATAACTTTCCTCCTACCATGACCGGATCGTCGCTCGTAACGAATACGCAGCAATTTGATGTTGTTGCAAATCCGTTTCCGAGTAACATGTCCGGGACTGGGTATCTTGATGTTAATCGTTTGATGAACACCAAGACTTGGTTCTCAGGTGCCTATACTTACTATATTCCTACCGGAGATTCTATCTTCGATAAGTTTATGGAGTACGGGACTCTAGCAGATAAACTGCTAGGTACTGCCTTAACACCGGCAGTCGTCTGGGAACTTACCCCGTGGTCCTGGTTGGCCGACTGGTTCTTCAATGCCGGAGACATTATTGCTAATGCCTCTGCATTGAGTTCGGACAACCTGGTTCTGCACTATGGTTATATCATGCGCACGACGGAAGTCGTGGACGTGTATCACCTTCGAGATGTGAAGTTCAACTCTGTTGTTCCTCTCAAATCGTTTTCTGCATTCAAGCGCGTAGAGCGCAAGGAGCGGAAAAAGGCGAACCCGTATGGATTCGGGCCTCAACCAAGTCAGTTTACTGACCGGCAATGGTCCATTTTGGCTGCCTTGGGTTTAACCAAGGCTCCCAAAACCCTCTGGTAACAGAGATACACGCCGCCCCAAAAGGGTCGGTGTTACCGCGGATTTATCCGCATTAACTGCAAGGATAATGCCATGGCATTTGCTGACCCTCAGACCGTTACTATCAATTCTGTCGCTAATTCTCTTCCGAGGACTAGCAGCGGTGCGAACAGTGGTGCTTTCTCGAAGGATGATGGTACCGTCAAATTGTCGGTCTCTCATTCATACGCGAAGCGCACTCGCCGTACCGTTCGGATTGATCACACCAAGATCGCCCCTGACCCGTTTGTTTCGGGTCAGAATGTTCGTTACTCTATGAGTACGTACATTGTGGTCGATACTCCTACCAGTGGTTATACCATTGCGGAGCAGAAGCAGATTGTAGATGCGCTTACTGCGTATCTTTCTGCCTCGACTGGTGCACGCACCACCCAGCTTCTGGGTGGCGAGAACTAGGCTTCGAAACCTAGTTCTGTCTGATCGTCACTTCCCTTAGGGGAAGTCAAGTAACATGGCTATGGAAGTCCTACCCCCAAAGATTGGAGGAGGCTTGAAAAGCCTTATGTTACTCTTGCAGTGTGTCCTCGATGATTTGGGGACATGGTGTTGCACTAGTACCAGCCGTGATCTAAAAGAGATCACAGCTCGAGTTGAACACGAAGGGTTATCATTCCTAACGATACCTTACCTGATTTCTGCGCGGACTTCCAAAAAAGTCTAGACAGAGGTTGGGTAGATCACGACCTGTTTAAGAGTTTCTCTTTTGCAGGCGGTCTCCCCCGATTGTTCGGAGGTTTCCTTGATCTTGTGTTCGATCGCGGTACTGGACGATTGCTTGATGTTCCTTCCGTGGAGGCAATCTTTGCCGTGCGTCAGATAACTCTGATGTTCGGTAAGATCGAGCTGCCTTGTAGCGATACAAGGATCAGCAAAGCCTTCCAGAATTATATCAAGTGTGAGCAGGAGGTCAGAGATGCGGATATCCAACTTAGTAGTCATCGTCTTGATGACTTTAGTCGGATGGCTTCTCGTCTTTGGGGTGATATATTTTCTCATGTGGACCTTCAGGTCTATATGGGTGATGTCACTCCAAGCCACGGTCCTGGTGCTACAGCTGATAAACTGATTGGAAATCAAAAATTCAATCAGCGGCTGTGGACACACAGGCTTGAGGCGGTTTTTCCGTCTCACGAGAACTTGATACCTCATTGGAGGTATCTTGAAGTTCTCGATCGTGTGACCTACCTCGAACCTGGAGCTGAAATCCCTGTTAGGGTGATTACAGTTCCTAAAACGTTGAAAACGCCAAGGATAATTGCCATTGAACCTACTCATATGCAATATATGCAGCAGGGGATACGTCAATTACTCTATGAAACCATTGAGAGGGATAACCTCCTCTCATGGTTTGTCAACTTCTCAGACCAGGGCCCTAATCAGCTTTTAGCTGAGTCAGGCTCTGAAACTGGGAAGCTCGCTACACTCGATTTGAGTGAAGCGTCCGACCGCGTTTCCAATCAGCTCGTACGGCGCCTTTTTGCTAATCATCCTCACTTGCGTGAGGCTGTTGATGCAACTAGGTCTCGGAAGGCTGACGTACCTGGCTATGGTGTAGTTCGCCTAGCCAAGTTCGCGTCTATGGGTTCAGCGCTCTGTTTTCCTATTGAAGCGATAGTGTTTTGCACTGTTGTCTTCTTAGGAATCCAGAAGTCGCTCAATCGCCAGTTGACTCTAAAAGATATTAAATCTTTTAGAGGCCGGGTGCGTATCTAT